TGATTCTTTGAAATGTAATATGGCATTACTCTGGCCAGCCCTTTCTTAACGTTGGTAAGTGTCTTTTTGTTCTTAAGTAAATTATACCGTGTCGGATAGCATCGTTTGCGTGTTGTTTACCAGGTTGGAATAAACCTAGCCGTTTCAGTGCATCATCATCGCATAACTTTTTTTGACTTGGTGCTTGATACGTTCTTGGTATTGGGTTGACGTAACTTAATCCTTCTAAAGCCCCAATGACATACGCTGGGGTTATGTCAGCCCCGTGCACCCCTGGGCGGAGGATGAAAGATTCGCAAACTGTTTCAGCCCACGAAGTTTTCTCTGCCATGTCGGTGTACCAGTAGATGAAACCTGTTGTGCCCCCAGTTATTTGCCCCGATAATGCCACGGTGGGCTCTTCATTCTCCTTGTAGTGAATGAAGGCCCACCCTGTTGTGCCACCTGGGTCTAAGCACAGGATGGCTGTCATTTGTTTTCCTTTTGTTTCATGAATTGGAAGCATTGTAACGCTAAAGGATACCTGCTACCTGATTGAAACTTTACTGCATGGAACCTGACTGCTTCAGGATTATCTTTGACCATTTCAAATGTTGCTTTTCTAGAGAACAGGTCCATCGTAAATCTTTCTGCTAATCGTTGATTGGCTTACGCCGGTGATTCTTGACACCATTCCTTGCGAGGTTCCGTTTCGGACAACTTGTTTAATCAGGTTGAAGTCTGGTGCTGTGGAACTTTTGGAGAAAATGATTTGTCTAAGTTTCTCTAAATCTTGTGCGTTGATTGCGCCACCAGTTTTGTTTGACTTTGGAGCAATCTTGTTTATTGTGGCAGGTTTTAGGCGATGGTCGCACAGTTTGGATATCTGCCGGTTAGACAGAACACCAAACTCTGCAACATCTTTTATGAGCGTCAGCAGTTGTGCATCACTGAGAGTGTGGGCGTTGTCTCGTATTTGTATTGACAGTGCGATGAGCACTAGTGCTTTATGTGGGACCATCATACGACCACCTCCAGGAATGTCTTATTGTTTTCTGCTGATATTTTAACTCTGGCTTGACTCTTCAGTGAGTCAACCATTTCATCGAATTCCCTTTTGCGTTTGTTGCCGAAGCGTTTGTATGCCTCTTCGTAACGAACACGTCCACCCTTGTTTGTGACAAAGGCTTCTAGGTTATCGACTTCTCGTTGCCATTCTGATTCGCTGATTGATGCAGCCATTCTGACAAGGTTCTTGAACCATTCTTCCGCATAGTGTATTGCGATTAGAACATGGTCCACTTGAACTTCGTCGGAGCGGTCGTACATTGCTAACAGGATGGCGCATTTCCAAACTGACAACGCTAGGCGTTGACGTGAAGGCTCAATTGAGTCTTCGTTTGGGTGTCCTTCGGTGAAGGTTCCCATGTCCCATTTGAATTTGTTGAAGCGGTTTAGTGCTTCGTCTGTCATTCTTACAGGGCGTGGAAATGGTGCACCTTTTTTCTGCCAGTAGAGTGCACTGTCATAGATTGAACGCACAAGGGTGTCCATCTCGAAGTCTTGGTATGAGGCTACTTCGTCGGTGGCTTGCTCTACTGCTTCAAGTTCGTAGGTCCGGTCTGGTGCGTCGGCTACTGCGAATAGGAAACGTGCGAGGAAACCTGAACGGAAGTAATCTACTGTCAAGATTTCTGATACTTTACTTGTGATGCCCATAAGGTACATGATGAAGTTGGTTTCAGCACGGTCCGATTGGACTGCAGAACCAGCACTTTTTCCACCTGTTGAGCGGATTACTACTGGAACGTGACCGTCGTAGAGTTCTGTGAACTGGTCTGCTGCTGTTGCCATATATGTTTTGGTTACGAACTCTTTAAACATACCTTGGACTTCATCACGGTGGAACATTGATGTCATTTTGTCACGGCCTGCAAGGTGCTTTACTAGACCTTCTGCTGTGACGTTTGAGCCGATATCAATTTGGTAGCCAACAAACTTTTCGTAAGAGCGAACCATACGCAACATGAGTTGACGTGAGGTTGATTTACGGCTGAGTGTTGTTTCACCTAGGAGCATGAACCAGAGGTTTAGCCCTAGTTTTCCGTACTTTGGTGTGCCGTATCCGGTGTCTGAGAAGGCACAGGAGAGCATGGTGAAGGCGGATGCGATTTGGTATTGCATTGCACCGTCTGTTTTCTTTGCAGCCCAGTCAACATATTTGTCAATAAAGGTTGATTTGCTGGCAACGAATTGTCTTTCGCTTTGGACAAGAAAGTCAACGTCTCTGCTGAACTCTGTTGCCCCTGCGATTGGTTCTACTTCTGCCTGCGGGGTTGCAAATGATTGTGATGCTCGTTGCACTTCACGCCATAGGTCGCCGTCTGCGTCTAGTCGTTTGGTGCGTGTTGGTGAATGGTACTTGTTGCATTTGGCATGTTTGGCGATAACGAAAACTTCGTCAGCGGTTAGACCTGCACGAAACAGTTCCATTTCCAATTTCCATAGCATCTTTGACATGTCTGAACCTTGGTTCGGTTCTTGCATGTAAAGTTCCATGATGTCTGTGCCGGCTGGTAGTTTCGCTAGCACTTCCATTACCTGAGGTGTTTTCTCTGGCAACGGAATGTTGGATGGTTCCATTACTTGTTCAACAATAATGTCGGCGTAAACTTTTTCGATTTCATCTAGGGTGTAGATGATTCCGTTGGCGTTTGCTTTGACTGTTTGCTTTGGTGAATATTTGCCGTTTGCTGTTTCGGGGATACGCAACAGTTTCGTTGGGTTCCAACCTGACAGGTCACAGCCTTGTTCTTTGTGTCCGTAAGCGATTTGCTTTGCAGCCATTGCTACACGGTGTGGTTCGTATGAGTTGTCGAGAACCCAGTAGCAGTGCCAGCGACCTTCTGATGTTTCTACTGAAACTGTTGGCGGTAGGCGAAAGTTTTCTGGTGCACAAGTGTCTGCGTCGGCGTATACTACTGCAACTGATTTGGCGTTCTCACGGATTCTGCGCTGTTCGTAGTAGATGATTGGTGAAAAGTAAACATCATCATTTGCGTGGTTCTTTGCGTAGGCAACCATCTCTTCGGCTTCGTCAGGGTAGCTGAAGAACTTTTGAACTGTTGGGTTGCCGTGTGCATCTTTGGTTACGATGGTTGCGTAACCTGCACCGTTGCCGTAGATTACGTCAACAAAATTTGCTATCTCCATGATTTCACTTTCTTCTTCTCCCTTAACTTTGATTGGTGCCTCGGAGAAGAATCGAACTTCTCTGCACAACAGAAAGGAGGAACCGTTGTGCTCCACCAGTGGAGGCGTGTAGCCAGTTTTAAGTCGTGGCTAGGACTGCCCCATTACTGGACCCAGAGGTCTGCGGCGTTTACAGGTGTTGCACCGGATGCTAGCAGGTTGTCTGCTCCACCGGCTGGCTTTGCAGGGTTGAAGCCTGCAACGTTGTTCTCTGCCTCATACTGGCCTTCTGCTTCACGAATGGTGACTCGTGCAACAAGTGGCTTTCCAAGGATGTCGTTAATCTCTGGCACGGTGAACGCACCCTTGAGGTCATAACCTAGAGCCTCGAAGAAAGATTGGGTCTTCCAGAAGTCTCCAGCAACATACAGTGGAATGTATGCGAAGAAGCGACGGTTCTCGTACTGGCCTTCGGTGACACGCAACTGAACGTTCCAGCGTGGCTTACCGGCGTTAGCACCAGACTTTACTTCTTCTGCCTTGATGTCGTACAGGGCAACAGGGTAGTTACCCTTTGGTACTGGACCTGCTGAGCCCTGTGGCTTTGATGGTGCTAGGTCGGTTGGTACGTTGATTACGAAACTCATTTGGTTTCTCCTAATTTGTTAATTGTGTCAATGATTTTTTTCATACTTGGTTCGTACATCTTTGCTGGCAAACCGAAACGGTTTCCCGAAACCAAGCGGTCCGATGATTCAAGATGTAGAACTCTCTTGACACCATCTTCTGTTTTCTCTGCCGTCAGATAACCAATGATATCTGGAATTGCTGGCAGTGTGTTCTTTGTTGACCCGGCAAGCATTGGTACAATCTTTACTGCGCCTGTCTGGTCGTCCTTCTCATCCTGTGCATGAGCAATGAGGATGGTTAGGAATGGTGCGCCGTGTAGTTTCCGAACTGTTTGTGTAGTCCAGTCTTTCAGGTCACCCCATTTACCGAATTTGTTTCCTTTGTTTTCCGGCTTTTCACCGAAAACTTTTTCTGCTCTATCCATTGCAACACCAAGAGTATCAATGATGATTGTCTTGTATTTGTGTTCGGCGGATAGCAGACCTTCTAGAACTGCGTCTAGTTGTTGGTGTGTGTTGACTGCGATAACGTCAACATCTTTCCAGTCTCGGGCGATTGCTGATGCTCCGCCTTCAACGTCAATTAGTAGCACAGGGGCTAGTGATGCAACTTCGCTCGCTGATGCGGCTAGCCAAGTCTTACCGTTCTTTGGGTCGCCATACAAGAGTATGGACTTTGGTGTGTTGAGTGCTTCAGCTTTTTTGATTAGACCAGCAAAAGCTAACTCTGGAAATTCTACGTCTTTCACTTTGTTCCTTCCTTTGTGTGTGTGTTGTGCAACCAGAAATCATATTCTATTATTCCTGATTTTCTAAACTTCTCATTTTCCTTATAAAACCTACCATGAGGTAGTTTCTCCGTATTACATATACTATCACAGCAATTCCCATAAGCCAGATAAGAAATTTCAAAACGTTATCTGTAATGTAGGGCACAGCGGATAGAAGTATACCTGCTACTGCTAAACGGTAAAGAGTTGTAGCAGCAAGTATAAGCCATAGTGCTTTCATTTATATTCCCATCTGACATTTGAAACAATCATCATGTCGAGGAATGTCTTCAATGTTTTTACCTTCTTGAATCTGAGACCAAATACGTTCTAGCCTTGACCAGATTGCTACAGCAAACTCTTCAGAATATGCGAACGTGTGAGTCCAAATGTCTGGTTCACTGGTTCCGTCACGGTTGATGAATACAAGTGAGCAACCATCAACTGGTGTGCCTCCTTGGTTCAGGCCCCATGCATACAACTGAATTTGTGCCATATATTTTTGTAGAGTGTATTTTGTTTTTGTATCAGTTGAATCAGGGTTGTCAATGACACGTTGTAGTTTGCGCATCTTCTCCCTTGTGCTTGTCTTCCAGTCAATAACATGTCTGCTATTGACTAGGGCCAAGTCAGGCTTGCTGTTGATGATACCGTAGCCTGGCAGTTCACCTAAAGTAATCTTCTGTTCAACTACAGCACCAGCCAGCAAAGGCATTGCCTTTAGGTCTGCTTTGGTAATTGCATCTTCGATGAACATGTGGGTTGCTGTGCCAATCTTGGCACCCAACCAATACTTTGATGGGGCTTCTGGCGAATTGACTAGAGTCTTTGCAAGATGATAAGTGCATGGGTCGCTGATATTACTTGCACCAACTTTGCGTTGCTGGTCTCGTTCGCTTTCAATTTTGAACAAACCTACTGTTAGTTCTTTAACCTGTGAGTCGCTTAGCATAATTCTCCTTTATGTTATGTGCTGTTTTAGAAAATACTATTTGGGTCTTTATTATTCCCAGATTCGATATTAATATATTGGTCGTCAATACATACCATGTTTTTGTAGAATGACACACCACCCCAGATACCATTCTCTTGGTCGCTGGCTACAGCAAAGTCATAACACAGTTTCAGCAACGGACATCCTTCGCACAAAGCCTCACACACGTCAACGCTTAAAGGTTTGTAACCTTCATAGTCTGTGTAATAGTAAGGGTTTTTGTTGCAAGGGTAAGCGTAAGTGTCTGCTACTGCTTCGGATAGTGCAACCCATTCGCGGATTGCTTTGCGTGGGATACCAAAGTATAACGGTTCGTATTGTGCAATGGTTTGATTCTTAATAGCCATTATTTTACTTTCTTGAATCTTGCCATTTGATTAACTCCATGACTTCTGCAAGTGCAGAGTGTGGTGAATGATTTTCGATTGTTAAATCTGCTTCAATGTTATCTAACAAAGTTTCAGATTCATGGTCGTTCATTGGAAAAATGTTATCTCGCTTCAGTCGGATGATTAGACCACCTGCTGCACGGATTGCTTCAGCCTCGTTAGGGTATCTTACGTCCGAGAAAACATAATTGTTCAGGTCAGTGTAGAAAGGTTTAGGCATTGCTGCTTTAATCCAAAAGTCTTTACCGAAATGTTTACGCATAACTGAACCTAAACCTTGCAAACCTAAACGTATCATAGGGTTTGCTCGTTTAGCATTGTCCCAATTAATTTCGTTGATAAGGTCTTGGTGTTCTTGTGGTGCAATGTCGTAGTAAATGTTTTTTAGTTTACCTGCGAAGGAACGTTTTTCAAACTGTTGTTCTGTTTGCATGAGGTCTGCAAGTGTATCTTTGCCAACTCCTGCGTAGCCGGTGATGCCAATAATCATTTTGCTTCTCCCTTGATAACTCCCATAAAATCAAACCCAATAGTTCTGACTGGGCAGTAATAGTAGTGCCAGTGCTCTTCTTCTATCCAAAAATCAGGGTCGTCTTTTTCTTTCTCTGAAACACAATCGCAACGTTCAGCCAGCCTTTTCTTTAGCAACTTGACAATGCGTTCACGCTCATACTCACGCCCTGAGTTCCAAAGGGCCTTGTCGCCTGTGGTGTACTCAGTTAGCCCCATTTAATAAGCCCTGTTAATAAGAATGATGGCATCCGTGTAAGCACGACAGAACCCTTCACAGCAATAAACAGTCCAATCAGGGCAAATGTCTGCCTGCAACAATGAGACGATACGGTTACGTTCAGCAATACGAGACTGCTGACACATACCAGAAACCAACTCAACATCTAACTTATGAGTGAACGCTTCACCTGTAGCAAAATGGTCACTACCAAAAAACTCTGTACAACTCTGACAAACCTCAGACATTTTACCTCTCCTCAATCCTGTTAATAATAATCTTAGCAACTTCAAAAGGCACAACATCTGTTGTAACCAAACCGTTAATCAACTCAACAATGTTAGCCTCAGCTAGCGGTGTCCAATAATCTTGACCACTAGAAAACCCTTGGTCGTAAGCATCCTGCTCATCTAGTGTTGCAAAAACATTACTCATCGTTCTCTCCTTTGCGTAAACTGGCGTTCATAGCCAGTTGGTCTCTAACCAGTTTAGATAACTGGCCTTCATCATATGTTCCCTCAGCAATAATGTCAAACGACAGCACACTACGCTTTTGACCTTGACGGTCTAGACGACCTGCTGCTTGTTCATTCAGCAAACGGTTATCATCTTTAGACAACCACACAACTGTTGAACAAACCTCTTGCAAACCATCCGTGCCCTCACCAATAGCGGCAATGACAGCAACAATAACTTGTGTTTCTTTTCTAATGAACGACTCCAACGCCTCATCACGTTCCGGTTGAGACTTACGACCCGACCATTCAAACGCAACAACACCAGCATTAGACAACCTGTTCACAACAACACTAGCAAACTTTTGCGAATGGGTGAGGATAAGCAAAGGCTCACCCTCGGGCAGGTCACTCATGATAGAAAACAGTTCATCAATCTTAGACGACTTGCAATCATCAGCGAACGACACAACACCAACCTCATCAACGATGGGCACACCCAAAGTGATTTGACGCAAACGAATCCTTGTCGCAATTGGAACATCAGCAACCATAGGGTTGCCTTCTAACCAAACAATTAAATCTTTTTCCATCTTCTTGTAAATGCGTTTCTGTTCAGCAGACAACTCTACTGTGCGTTCCTCAACCTGCATTGGTGGCAGTTCAAAGTCCATGCCTTCAGGGTGAAAAGAGCAACACTTGTCACGCTTTAGATGGCGGACATAACAAGGCAACGAATCAACAATCAGACCAGGTGTGCGTTCCCCTGAAACAATTTTGCCAGCAAAAGGGTCAAACTTTGTGGTGCAATATTTGTCAACCCATTTCCAAAAGCTTTGCCCAGCAACCTCAGGGTAAACCCAACGAGTGATAGACCAGAAACCTTCAATCCTGTTACCAGCAATAGTGCCAGACAATCCGATACGGTTCTCTGCTTTTAGCGAATGCAACATTGTGGCAGTTTTACTTTTACGATTCGATGCACGGTGAACCTCATCGAAGATTGCCATAGCCGGTTTAACATGAGCCCAAGACATTTTACGAAACAGTTCAGGGCTAATCAAATACCAACCAGCAACATCGTTAATCAAATCTTGGTAAGCCTTACGCCCCTCAACTGTGCTAGCAACATAACGGACAACGCTGTTAGGGATTTGTCGAAGAATAGTTTTCTCCCACGCCCTCTTGTGTGTGCCTTTAGGTGCAATAACAAAGTTAACTTTGGTGCCAAGTCGTTTAGCAACTTCGATGGCGATAAGAGTTTTGCCACCACCAACTTGTGTGGCAACAATACCTGAACCACCGTTAGCGATAATCGTTTCGATGTCTCGTTGCTGGTATGGGTATGGGGTTAAAGCCGAATCCATTATGTCTCCTTATAATGTTGATTCTCGTAACGGTTATACGCTTCATGTTTTAGATACAAATCTTCAGGCTCATCATAATAGTCGCCTTGGGTGTCGTGTGGCGGTGTCCAATGTTTAGATTCGAGCACCGCCACAACTAATGCACCAAGTGGGACAGCCATAAACACAACCAAGAAAATGCCTATGACTTCCACTTATGCAACCTTGGTAATTTGTTCCAAGATTTCTTGCGCATACCCTTGACGGTATGCTTGAGGGATAACAAACTCGTCACCGTCAACATGAACAAGTTCACCGTTCACTTCACGCACAACTGCTGCACCGGAAACAGAACCAGGACCAACATCGGTTAATGTTAGCAACCAGTCTGACAGTGAAGCACCTGCAACAACCAAACTATATTTGGTGCTTGTGCGGTCAATGTGTGGCACACCCTCTGATGCTGAAACTAGAATCTCTTGAACGGTTCTGTAGTTGGTTGTGCCAATGGCTTTACCCAACTGTGTGCGTGGCACACCAGACTCGTCAGCGAGACGCATAGCCAAGTCACGCTCGATACGGTAACTTGATACACGGTCTTCCAACTCTAGTTTCAGTTCAGCCTCAATGGTTGCACGAGCAATGGTGTAAACCAAATGCTTCTCTGCAACCAAATCTAGTGCAGACTTTGCGTGATTAGATAACTTAGTCATTATCGAAACTTAGCAAAGTAATAGTCAACGAAGGATACTGCTTCTCGAACTCATCAAAGTCAACAGGTTTGATAGGTAGTAGTGCGTTGAAGGAAACTTCAGCCTGAGAAACAACATTACCAGTTTGATTCCATTCAATTCTTGGTGGCGTAATTCCCTTAATGCTACGGAGCAAATCGTTCCGCTTACCTTCAGTGAAAATTTCTAAAGCACTAGCAACAGTTTCCGTATTGCCTTGGAACTTAACAACATATTTAAAACTCATTTGATTCTCCAATCATTCTGTGTAAACAATACAACCTCATGGTGTAATGTTTTATTCCTTAAAGCCCTGAAACAATTCGTTTAACATTCAACTCTGTCTCATCAAAATCTTCACACATACGCCACAAGACGCTCTCGTAAAAATCTGAAATACGTTCATCAATGTTGCGAGCAATACCAGCCCATTGCTTATCAGTTAACGAAACGGTTTCGTCACCCAAATAGTCTGCCAAAAATGTTTCAAAGTTCTCTTTATCGGTGACATGTTCTACCACCTGTGCCTCTTCATCAAACATTTAAATACCCCTAATCATTAACGCTTCCAATGCTAGGAAACGGTCATAGCCTTTAAGCGGTGAAGTCATTTCAGCATAGTCAATGAACTTGTCTGCACTCACCCACATTTGTTGTGTTGCGTCGAACAGCAGTTCGTCAACATCGGCAGGAACAACAGTCACCTCAGGTTGCCCATGATATTCACGCACAATCAAAGTTGGGTAGTTGTTTCCAAAAGTGTAACCACTAATATCAACAGCACCATCAGTTGCTTCAAACATTTTCACAGCCAGTTCACCAATGATTCTTGTCTGGTGCTTCTCAGGTTTAACTTCCAAAGCCAACGCAACAGTATCAATAATGCTCTCGCCAATCCAATGACCGTAGAAGAAAACAAAACTGTTATCTTCGCTTCTCAAATAGCCGACACTAGCCCTGTCACCCATTACTCTGCCTCATATTCGGTTAGGTCATTAATCCATGCACGAACAAGTGTAGGGGCTTCAGGGGTGTCAAACTCTGACAGGTTGAACCAATCATCACAACCATACAAGTCGTCAAAACGCCACTCAGGGTTGCCCATGAAGTAACCGATAGCGTCAGTAACGTCAACGTCATAAGACTCTGCGTTCAAGTCTAGGCGGTCAACAATGTTGTCGCTATCTACTGACACATAACCATCAACATCTAAAACCAGTGGAAATACTAAGACACAAAATGTTGAGTCTTCTTCACGGAACCACAAATTAATTTCATAATCTAAAAATCTTGACATTTAAAACTCCTCATCTAAATAACACTCTTCGCAACCATAACCAGTCACGTTCTCAAAATTGAACCTTTGCTCCTCAGTCAACCAATCAACCGATTCAGTATCAGTATGAACAGGAACCCTGTTAACAAACCTACCAGAACCTACGCTAGTGTCACGACAACACCACACACAAACTTGACCAATATCAAAAGTCCTATAAACCTCCAACATTATGGTGCCAACTCTTTAAGGGTCAAATCAAACAATGCGTCAGAAATTTCTGAAATCGTATCGTCAACATAACTTTCCAAACGGAAAACAATGTTAGCCCACACCTGAGTTAAATCTTCGGGGCTTAAAACAATTTCCGTATCCATCAAGTCAACATCATCTTTAGTCCACCAAGTTGCAAGAACCAACTCTTCAGGGTCAAGGTATGTTTCCAAATATGTAATCAAATCTTTAGCAGTTGAAATCATTAGTTGTCCTTTACAAAGTTAAGTTCAATCGAATAAAAATATGAAACCAAAGTCATAGCCTTCTCCCAATGTTGCAGTTCAATTGCCGTGTCCTTATGCATTTGCACAAGTTCCTCAGCAAGTTTCTCCGCCTCAATAGGTAGCGTAGCAATTTGCCATTCGCTCAAAGTGGTCATTAGTTTCTCCTCGTGTCAGGTAAACGGAAGTATCCAAAAACATCAGTCTTAGTGTCGTCAGGTGTGCCAAAGTAGCGACCAGACGGCGTATGCTCCTCCATAACCTTGAACAGGTAGTCGGTGTAATCATCCAAAGTTTCTGCCGCAAACGGCATACGGAAATCAAACTTACGGCGGTGCATGTAATGCATGAAGTTTAAAGCAATACGGTTATCCTCTAAAGAGCCGACACTTGCAATGAACTTGTATGATTCCCAATGTTTGTTAATAGCCATTAGTTTGTGAACTCCTCTTGTGTGTCCTCGTTTGTGCCAAAATAGTCTCCAGTTGGTTCCCAACTGTCGTAATCAAAATCCCAACTTGTGTCACCCGAATAGTCGTCACCAACTTTTCGCACAGCCTCCTCAAACGATTCAGCCTCAACAGTTGTGTTCTCCCACGCAGTTGCTTTTCTTGAAATGGTAAATTTTGCCATAAGTTTTCTCCTTAGTATCTAACTTCGCATGAACGACAGTTGCATGAGTGTGCTTCATGTTCAGGTGTTGGTTCAGGATTTGTTACAGGGTCAGGGGTGTTCTCTTCACGAATGAGGACTGTGCGAATAAAACTTGCGTTGCCCCAAGTCAAGTCATGCCCAAGGCTATCCGCCTCAAGTTCAACTGAAGTGCCTGAGCGTTCACCATTATCCCAATCACGAACACGAAGGATACCTGACACAACAATGCGTTCACCTTTGTTGATTGAAGCCGCAACATTGATAGCAAGTCGGTTGTAACAAGTAATCGTATACCAGTTTGTTTCACCTTCCACCCAAGACATGTTTGTTCTGTCGAAGCGTTTGTAAGCACTTGCTACACGGAACGAGGTGATAGGCAAACCGTCTTGTGTGACGATGTGGCGAGGGGTTGTTGCTACAAGACCTGTGACGGTCATAGTTTCTGTCATGTTGGTTCTCCTTAAAAGTTGTTGTTAAATTAGTCGTCTAAATCGATGATGCTGTTTCCACCGCATGAGGGGCAGAAACTGATATCGGACACGAACTGCCCGACCCATGAACATTCTCTACATTGAATCATTTTTTCTCCTTAATGATTAATAGCACAGCGACAGCAAGTATCAGTATGCTACCTGAGTTGCCAACTTTTCCGGCAACCTCTAACGTTTGTGCATTTTGAAAATAAAACTGGATGGAACTTCTAACAAACTCAACGCTACTAAAAAACAAAACCATTGTCAAGCCTATTTTGGAAAACGTTATCATTCTGTTATCTCCTTGCTAGTTCGTTGCGAACATCCTCTACGGCTTGTCGCATTTTGTTTTCAAAATTGTATGCCTCAGCGTATGACAGCATTAGCACTTGGTCTGGCGTGAGGTAGTAGTAGAACTGTGCGTAAACATCCCTGAACGAACTGTCGCCTTCAATAGCCAACATGTATTCTTTGGCTTTGCTTTTTGTGGCAAACGTTTCGAGGGGGCGGTAGTCGTCTCGTTCGTATACTCCGACGGCTTTAATTCTCATTAGCGACCACCCCTTTATCGTTTGGCATTTTAAAATTGTTGGTGAGGTTGCGGTTGACACGGATAGTGAACTCTATTGCGAGGTCTTGGTCATTGGCAATCATGGTCAAAATATCGAACCAGCATTCGGTGTAAGAGTTGCGCCGAGGATATGGGACAGACTGGTTGATAGGTTTGAACGAATACTCGGTAATTGTTGGGGTCACAATTTTCTGTTCAATGTTGCCGATAAGGAACTCACCAAGGCGAACCTCATCAACGTTCGAGAGTCTAGTGATTTTGAAAATCCCGACCAGTGAACGACCAGCAACAGGGGGTGGAAGTGTAATCATTTGAAACTCCTTTTGAATAGAATATGAATTTTGGGTTGAATATGAACCTTGGAACTGGACACTACATCCAGAAACACTATTTTATTTTACTGCAGAAATAGTGTTTTTTTTAATGAAATAAATAATGTTTCTCAATGTAGCGTTTTGGTGAAACCTGATATGGGTAGAATATGAGCGATTAATAGGAGTAAATCCACTCATATTCAACCCAACAGGGGGTTTTTCTATACCTAGTTATATATACATATTATATATTATTATAATATATATAAGTATAGTCTACATGGTGAGCCGAACATGAAAACATATTCAACCCACTAGTCCCACATTCCATAAATACCACCACGGAAATTATTAGTCAACTGATAACCAACACCATCATCATACTCAGAAGTCTCACCATCATGGTCAATATAACCCCACTCAAACAAGTCCTGCATATCACCAACAAAACAACCAGTCTTGTCATAATACTCACCAAAACCATTAACAGTCAAACCAGGAACCTGAGGGAAATCAGAAGAATACCCCTCATCACCAGCCAACTGCCACGAAGCAGGAACAACAACCTCACCAAAAGCAGACTGATACACCGTAGGAGAACCAACAACAGAACCCTCAACAGCCTTACCATGCCCACCAGAAGTCATATTGCGATAACTGCTATACGAAGACCAAGACTTGTCAACAAACGCCTCATCAGTCTCAGGCAGGGTCTCAACAGAATCCAAACGCCCAGCACGAACCGTCAACAAAGTCCTCTCAGGAACAGTCTCACAAAAGACAGCCTTCAAACCCGCCCGCTTCAAAGCCGACAACACAATACTCTCAGTCGAACCAAACACAAACGAACCGTCTTTAAGTTGCGCAATGAACAGCGGTGAGTGACTGATACGAGCCACACGCAACACACCCATATCATTCTCATCCAACCAAGCCACAGAAGCGTCGCCATCAAGCATAGAAAACTTATTCGTGTCATTATCAAACTGCTGAAGAATCGCAGGAATAACCGCCGTGTCAACCTCAGGCAACTTGAAACTCAACTCAGCACGAACCAAATCGTGATTATAAATCACACCATTATGAACCAAAGCAATGTTCTTATCCGGCGACTGAACAGGATGATTATTAGCCATGTTAGTAATCGTGCCATGAGTCGCATAACGAGTATGCAAAATCACACTAACAGCGCCCCGAGACAAACCCTTCAAATTCAACTTAGAACCAGCAACATCTTTTTTGAACACGCCAGAAGAAGTCCGAGACTGAAAAGCAAAACCACTCGCCTGATTACCACGAACATCCATTTCAGTCAAAAGCGCATTAGCCAAACGGCGAGGCGAAACCTTAGAACCATTACTTAAAGAAAAACCACCAATACCACACATATGAAACCACCTAACAATAAAAGCAACGAACTGTTGCACTAACAAAAACATTACATGAACAAAACATAAAAGTCAAATCGGGGAAACTAACACTCACAATCGTGCCCAAAAAACCACTCCTCAGAATCAATCTCAGAACGAAGGTCAAAGACTCTATCACACTCAACACACACTTGAATAGGGTTCATAAGTATCTCGTTTCTGTTTGGGGGGAAAGTTTTTTGGGTTTGTTTTTCCCTTGTTCATAAATTCTTACATATCTACATAGTGTTGTCAAGTCTATTTGGGGAAATAGTTGTACAAAGTTTTAGGTGTTTTGTTGTAGGTTTCATACAAAAGTGCCACGATTTTTAGAAACAAGCAATCTCAAGGGAAAACAAACAAGAAAAATAACGGTTTGATAACATCGCAAAACCTTCAAAAAACTGCCCAAAAATCTGCCCCCCCAAATCTCAACGACAATCTCATACAGAAACCGCACAGGGCTAGGAGTGGGGCCCCCAGAGCCAACCCTGCAAACTGTTCCAGAACAGGGCTACGCCCCGCCTTGGAACAGTATTGGGCTACGCCACACAAAGCCACTCGCATCCGCTCGGACTTTGCTAGGTCGGGCTACGCCCGTTCCCTTTTTAAAGGCTGGACCGCCATAGCCCCTTTTTTTAAAAGCGTTTAAAAGCCAGAGCCAAAATCAAAAACGAAATGAGTCGGCTAAACGCCGACCACATTGTCAGGCTGAAACTGGGGAGAGCCCCAGCCCCCCACTGGCACAACCAAACAGGAAGCCAGACAGCACACGACCTGGGCTTGGATATCCTGCTTCACCTGCGCTGAATCCTGTAGCCTTTTTGTCAACGTTGTGTCTTGCGAAGTATGCTCGCATTTTGATTACAACGTCACGGCTTACAGCATTGCCTGAGGCGAGTTGTGTTGCACGTCTGCGACCTACTGAGGTGAATCCGTCACCGGCTTTGCCTTCGCCAATCCATTTGATTGCACGTTTTGCAGCTGACTGCACACCTTCTGGTGGGCTGTATTTGCCTACTGCTGCTGCTTCAGTTTTGCGGTCTTTTGGAAAAGTGCCACCAGGTTCCACATCTTCTGCTTGTGAGATTGCAACCATTTGTGCAATGGCTTCTGTTTTAGTTTTGTGGCAACCTTTTAGTTCGTATGCTGAGTTTACTGTAGCCCAACCTGATTTGCAGTCTGGGTGATTCTTTGAAATGTAATATGGCATTACTCTGGCCAGCCCTTTCTTAACGTTGGTAAGTGTCTTTTTGTTCTTAAGTAAATTATACCGTGTCGGATAGCATCGTTTGCGTGTTGTTTACC